TTCCCTGTGTCTGCATCGTCACCGATGCACAGAAAACCAACCTAAACCTGACCTTTGCCGCGATGGGCATGGGCCCGGAGACCTTCACCCGCAAGTGTTGTGCCATCGATCCTGGCGCGACCGACCAAACCCCGCCGACGCACTGGCTGATGAGCTATGTCGGCGCGACCGACAGCGACGTGGCGATCTATCAGGCCATGACCGAAGGCAACCTGCCGCCTTTGCCGGAAGGCACGGTCTGGGGCGTTGGAGGTGCGATCTCGGCTGCCGATGCGATGGCTGCTTCGGATGGCGCGGTGTTCCACGTCTATTCGGCGGCGGGTGTCATCGAGCCGGTCGATCACGTCGCGGCTGTGCTGGCGAGCGAAGGCTTGCAGTACGTCCCCGATCCGCCGCTGTAACTCCCTCTCCTTCCTAACAGGGGGGAGACAGGAAGATTTAATTCACGATGGCGGAGCGCGGGTGGCCGGCGCATGTGCGGTCACCCGGGCGCAGGGATTCAACTTCAACTTCAATCTGGCAGGATCATGATCGTCACCGTACTGAAATCGTTTCCCTATGCGCATGACGGCATTCATTCCGAATTGCTTAAACCAGGAGAGCGTGAGATCCGTGACGATCTTGTGCCTGGATTGACGGCTGCCGGATTGGTGGAATCCACAACGTCGGAACCTGACGTGTCCGGTCAGCGCAGCCGTCGCAAGCGCTGATCCATGTACCGCCCCGTTCTGGTCATACCGCCGGCAACGACGCCAATCTCGCTCACTGAGGCGAAGGAGCATCTCGACCTTCCGTCCGGCAACGACAGCAAGGACGCTCTCGTTACCGGCCTGATCGAAGCGGCGGTGTCGTATCTCGACGGCTGGACCGGAATCCTCGGCCGCTGCCTGATCGCACAGACGTGGCGGCAGGATTTCGACGCGCTGTCGCGTTGCATGCGGTTGCCGTTGTTTCCGGTGATATCGATAACGTCGAGTGTATACGACGACGTCGCCGATGTTGCACAGACGATTGCCGCCAGCAATTACACTTTGCTTTCCGACGATCTCGGAAACTATGTGCGGTTCAAGGATACATATGACTTTTCGTCGGTGCATGACGATCCACCGGCGGTCAGGATTACATATCAGGTGGGTTATACCGATGCCGCGGCTGTGCCGATGGCGATCAAACAAGCGATGCTGCTTTTGATCCGGCACTGGTTCGACAATCCGAGCGCGATCATTGTCGGCACGATCTCGGGTGTGACGCCGATGGCGGTCGACGCGCTGCTCTCGCCCTACCGGCGTATCAGGTTCTAAATTCCACTTCACATTGAAAGGATAATCCCATGGGACTCCGCGCCACACTGACGGCGAAAATCGCCGCGTTGCAAACCGGTTCGAGTGATTTCGGCGGACCGTCGTTCAATCCGAACGTCGAAAAGATCATCGCGCTCGCGGAAGGAACCGGCGCCAACCAGGCCGATATCCTGTTCACGGATGAGCGCACCTTGGCGGCGTCGGCCACGGAAGACCTCGATCTCGCCGGTGTGTTGACCGATGCGTTCGGCGCGACGATCGCCGCCGCGGAAGTCGTGGCGATCCTGGTGATTGCCGATGTTGCCAACACCAACAACGTGGTAGTTGGCGATGCGACCGCGCCAGTGCCGCTGTTCGGCGGCACCAATCCGACCTTCGCTGTCAAGCCCGGCGGTTTCTTTTTCGTCGCCGCGCCGAACGCCGCCGGCCTGCTCACCGTCGGCGCCGGTTCGACCGACGATCTCAAGATCGCCAACTCCGGTTCCGGTACCGGCGTCACGTATCAGATCGCGATCCTTGCCCGTTCGGCGTAACGCGCGATGCGGCGTCTTGATCGATTGCTGACGATCCAGCGTCGCGACAAGACGCAGGACCCGGAGTCCGGGCAGGAAATCTACACCTGGGTCGACCGCGCGCATCGCCGGGAAGCGGCTTACCGGCCGCTATCCGGCGACGAGCGGTTTGCGGCGGCGCAATGGTCGGCGCGGCAACAGGTCGAGTTCGAATTGCGCTATCTCGACGACGTGGCCGACGTCAATCCTCTCGATCGGATTATCTATCCGGCGCCGGACGAAGCCAACCTTCAATCGCCGGCATCTCACTTCATCTTTGACGTGATCGATTCGGCCGAGCAAGGGCGGCAGCGCTCGCTCAAGATCAAGTGTGCGCGGCGCGCGGAGATAGCGTCGTGAGTGTCGAGACGGATCTTAAAACCTACGTCTTAGACAATGGCGACATTGCCGCGCTGATCGCCGCCCGCATGTATCCCCGCGTCTTGCCGCAAAATGTGACTTATCCTGCAGTTTCATACGACCTCGTGAGTGTCGTTGAAAACCGCGATCTGTCAGGCCCCGGCGGCAAAGAGCGCTCCCGCATCACGATTAAGTCGTGGTCGGAAAATTACCTGCAGGCCAAGGCACTGGCAAAACTCATCAACGCGCGGATCAACCCGCAAGGCGGACTGCGTGTCACCGTAGGGTCGACGCGCATCACGTCCGTCCGCAAAGACAATGAGTTCGATGTGAATGAAGCGGATGCCGGCGAGATCGGCACGGCTGGCGTATTCGGCGTAATGCAAGATTTCATCGTGGCACACCACAACGTTTGATCGGAGAAGCAGGATATGTCCAACCTCATCGATACCCAGGGCACGCAATTGCTGCGCGGCGACGGTGCTGCGTCGGAAGCATTCACGTTAATTCCTCGGATCACCAAAGCCGGCCCATTTCCGATCGCGACAGGAAGGCCGTTGCGCGACGTGACCGACTTATCCCACACCGATACGCGCAAGCACAAACCCGGCCTGGCCGACATGCCGGAAATCACGGCGGAAGGCTGGTTCGATCCCGATGACGCGCAACACGCCGGCCTGATCGCGGACTATGTTGCGAAGACGGAACGCAACTTCCGCGCCTCAATCCCGACAAGCCCAGCGAAGGTTTACGAGTTTTCCGCATGGGTCATGCTCGAAATCGGTGAAATCACGGTCGATGGGGATTATCCCATGACCATCACGCTCAAGCCGCAAAGCCTTCTGACCGAAGTTTAACAGCAAGGGTGATTCATGACTGTGTTGACGCGTGAACAGATTTTGGCGGCAAAAAGCGAACGCCAGAGCGAGACGGTAGAGGTCCCCGAATGGGGTGGTGACGTCATCGTGCGCGAGTTGTCCGGCGACGAGTCGATGGAAAGCGCCGGCAACGATGATGACAACCTGATGGAAAAATCATATCGCGGTCTGGTTCGCGCCATCGTCAATGAGGCTGGCGAGCGTATCCTGCTTGACGATGATATCGAGGTCGTCAAGGCGCTCGGTGCGCGCAGCTTGAAAAGGCTGTTCGACGCCGTCAACCGGCTCAACGGTGTGAGTGCGGAGGGAAACGCACCCAAGACTCCCGGCGGCGATTCGCCTTCCGCCTAGCGTTGGCGCTTGGCTATGCGCGGCCGGACGATCTTCTGGCCGTGCTGTCGGCCAGAGAGTTGAACGAGTGGCAGGCATTCTACGATGTCGAGCCATGGGGGTCGCAACACGATTTTTACTGCGCCGGCATTCCGGCCGCAGCCATCATCAACATGCATCGCGATCCGAAGAAGTCAAAGCCGGTCTCGCCGCTTGATTTTATTCCGCGATTGGAAAACGTCCCGCGCTCGCGCGTGAGTAAGCCCGAAGATCCAAAAGTAACGGCGGCGAGATTTGCTTTGATATTTGCCGGAAGGATCGTGCCGAAAAATGAAAATGACGTTCGGCATCAAGGGCGCAAGGGAGATGGAAAATCTCCTTAAGCAACTGGGTCCGAACGTAGCGCGGCGGGTCGGCGCGCGCGCGGTCAAGGCTGGAACGGAAATAATTCTGGATGAAGCCAGGCGATTGGTACGGCGGCGCTCCGGTGAATTGCAGGCGGCCATCGCACAGATGCCGTTGAAAACAAACGTCGAGGAACACGTCGGAGTCGAGATCGGATACCGCAGACCGACCAGCGCGCGGGCACACTTTGAAGAATTCGGCCGTGCGCACCAGGCCGCGCATCCGCACATGCGGCCGGCGATGGATGCTAAGGCTGCTGCTGCGCTCGAAGAAATGGGCCGCGTGCTGGCCAAGGGTATCGAGTCCGAAGCCCGCAAACTGGCGAAGAAACCTAAATGAAGCTGTCGGTTAGGACATATCGATCGCCACATCACGGCAGGGTCATTCATGTCCTGTGCGATGAGCATGGCAACCCTCTGCCAAATCAGAGCGACATCGTGATCAGTCATGACGGCGAGGGCAGTGCGGTGACGGTCAAATTCATCGTCGATGAAAAACGCGTGTTCGTCAGCGAAGAGCCTGTGAATGGAGGCCAGTCGTGAACGCGCCGCTCGGCACCCTCAAGGGCGATCTGTTTCTTGAGACCGCCGCTTTTATTCGCGACATGCGGAAGGCCGGCGACGCGGTCGCGACCAACACCTTCAAGATGCGCCAGTCAATGCGGCAAGTGGAAAAGGCAACCTCCGGCGTCCGGCGCACCTTCAGTCAATTGCGAGCCGGCGCTGTGGCGTTGGCTGGTGCCTTGGCAGCGCGGCAATTCGTGTCGTTTGCCAAGACCTCGCTGGATTTTGCCGACGCACTGGCCAAGTCGGCCGACTCGGTCGGGATGACCACGTCTGAATTCCAGCAATTCCAGGTCGCCGCCGGCCTGTCCGGCATCAGCGCCGAAAAGTTCGGCGTGGCGACGCAGTTTTTCGTCAAGACCTTGGGCGAAGCCCGCGCCGGCACCGGCAAGATGGTCACCAGTCTCAAGACAATCGACAAGGGATTTCTCAGCCAGATCACCAGCGCCAAGACGACAGGCGAAGCGCTCGGGATTTATCTTAAGAGAATGGGAGAAACCAAGGGCGCGGCGGATCGAGCGATGCTGGCGACCACTGGCTTCGGCCGTGCCGGCGTTGCCATGGTCAACATGCTCAGTGAAGGCGGCAAAGGCCTTGAGGATATGAAGGCACAGGCTTTGGCGCTTGGCCTGGTACTGGAAGACAATCTGATCCGACATGCCGAGGCGGTCAATGACCGGATGGAATTGCTCAAGCGTTCGTTCGATATCGGCTTTGCGCGCGGCATCATCGTCGAATTCGCCAACTCGTTTCAGTTGACCGCCGATAATGTCAACGCAGCGCGCACAGCCGGCGAGAACTTCGGCAAGGTTGTGGGGGTGGCACTGAAGGGCCTGGCCGCCGCCGCCGTCATGATCGGTACGCATATTCGCGAGATCACGGCGGCGCTTGGGGCGCTGATTGCGCTCAAAGCCGCCAGCATGTTCATCACGACCGGCATTGCCGTCATTAAATTCGGGCAGGCACTGGTCGCCGCGGCGCGCGCTGGCGCGCTGGTCGACACCATCATGAGCAAAAGCATTCTGGGAACGATTGCCAAGTTGGCCATCGCGCTCGGCACCGCGACCGTCATCTACAACCAGTTCGGCGGTCAGATAACGGATGCCACCAAGCAACTGGCCGATCTCGAGCGTGGCATTACCAGCAATGGCGCGGCGGTCAGTGCGACCAGTGCGAAGATCGCGGAATCGATTGCCGAAAAGAAACGCGAGATCGAGAATTGGGGGTTGCTCAAGGGCAAGCTTTCCGAAGGCGAGCGCTCCTACCAGAATGCAAAAGCAGCCATCGATATCACGACTGAGTCGATCCGGCTTGAGATCGATGCCAATTCCGCACTTGGACAAAGCTGGCTGCAAGCTGCGCTGGGAGCCTATGAAGCCCAACGCGCACACGACGATCTTAAAAAGGCGGTCGATGAAGCCGCTGCAGTTGGCAAAGATGTCGGCAACGCGATCGGCAGTTCGTTCGAGAATGCAATTCTGGAAGGCCAGAAACTCCGTGACGTGGTCAAGGGGTTGCTGTCCGACTTCGCGCGCCTGGCTATTCGCAAGCTCGCGACGGAGCCGCTGTCAAATTCGCTCGGCGGTTTATTCGGCGCAATCCGTGCCGGCATCGGTCATGTCGGCATGATTGCCGGCAATCCGCCAGTGCGGCGTTCGGTCGATTCGAGTGTGTTTGCCAACGCGCCGCGGATGCACTCAGGCGGCATCGCCGGACTCAAGTCAGATGAAGTTCCGGCAATTTTGCGCCAGGGAGAGCCGGTGTTCCAGAGCATGGATCATGCGCGCAAGGTTGTCGGGGGTGGCGACACCTATATCGACAATTCCGTTCGCACCTTCAACAATGCGACGCCTGAAATGCGGGCATGGATTGAAGCCCGTCTCAAACAAGATCGTCACGTCAACACCGCCGAAGCGTTGAAGGCGATGAAAAAGCGCCGCGCCAGCGACCCGCAAACCTACGGCGGGGCCTGATCGCAATGATGATCTGGACATGGCCTCATGATGCCGTGGCGCAGACGGGCAGCTTCCGTCTGCGACCTAAGAATATCGGTGCGATTGCGTCGCAAACGGATGAACTTATCCCCGGCGGCCTGTTGGTACAGAGGTTCGAAGCCAAGCTCACCATGCCGGAATTGGATGAGCCAGAATGGCGCGAGCTTGATGGTTTGATCGCGGACCTCGCCGGCACCGGCGGCTATCTTCGTATCTGGGACCATGCGCGGCCGGAACCTTACTACAACAAGACCGTCGCTGCGGCGCAATCGACATGGGATGGCAGCGCGCAGTGGAGCGGCGATGCTTACTGGACAAGTGGAAAGCTGCCGCCGTTTGTTGTCGTCGGTGAGACCGCGCGGCGCGGCGCAACTGATATTCTGTTGAAGGGCTTTCCGCCGTCATTAAATGGCGTCTTGCGCCGTGGCGATTTGTTTGAAGCGCGCCCGAACGGCATCCCGGCCGATCATGGTCATCTCTATATCGTTACCAGTTGGGCGAACAGCAATTCCGCCGGTGAGGTGCGTATTCGCTTTAAAGCCGGATTGCGAAAAGGTCTTCGGATTGGCGATATGATCGTCATCGGCGGCGGCGGCATGTATCCGTCAAGTGTGTTTCGGCTCGCGTCCGACGATGAAGGCTCAATCGAAACACAACCAGGCGATGGCGGGCCGGTCGGCACCCTCGGCTTTAGTTTGTCCGAAGTCCTGCCACACGCATGACCTTCCTCACCACCAAGGGCCTTGACGAGTCGATCGACAAGGGTTGGCCGACGCGGACGCTGGCCAGCATCTATCATCCGATTCCGGCGGTCATCGATATCTGGCCGGACGGATGGATCAAGCTTTGGGATGGTATCGGCGTTCTGCGCTACGATGGCGGCGACTGGCGCGGCATCGGACCGTTCGGCCGCGTTGCCGGCATCGGTGGATCGAAGCGGCTGCTGATCCGAACCGTCACGTTCGAGATGAGCGGCATTCCGGCCGAGCATGCCGTCTATCTCGATCCAACGTTGCGCAACCGACAGGCGAAAGCCTGGACGGCGGGAATGGATAAGTACGGCTCCTACGTCAATGGCGAGCCGTATCAAGAGGTCGGCGGGCTGGTCGACTATCAGACCCATCAATCGGACGAAAGCGGCATCCAGTCGATCATCATCACCATTGGCGAGCCGGTCTATTCGATCGAGCGAGCGCAATCGCGCTATTACACGGCGGAAGACATGAACGCCTATCTCGCAAAGTGGCGGGAGCGCAATCGCGGCGGCGCCCGCATCACCGGTTACGATCTCATCCCGGAATTGGCGGACGCAACCAGATCATGGACGCGAACATGATCCGAACCGCGACATTCGACGATCTCGACGCGCTGGTCGCGATGGCTGAAAAGTTTCACGTCGAGTCCTATGACTGGTTGCCGTTCGAACCGGAGTATGTACGGGAAAACTTCCGCGCGCGATGCATCGATACCGTTGATGGCATATGCACGGTGATCGATGATGACGGCTCGTGTCACGGGTTTTTGGCTGCAACCGTGACACAACTATTCGCCGCGCCGGTCAAGATCGGCATCGAACTTGCGATGTTCATAGAGCCGTCATACCGGGGAAAATGGTTCGTGGCGCTCAAGGACGAATTCGAAGCGTGGGCGCGTTGGAGGGGTTGCATCGGAACCAGCCTGTCGATGGTGCAGTTCAAGAGTGAAACCCGCAATGCCGCTGTCGACCGGCTTTATCGCGCCTCAGGCTATGAGCCCTATGAGCGCGGCTACCTGAGGCTGTTCTGATATGCCGGTCGTGACCACGCTTGCCGCTATTGCATCGGCGGCG